CGGTATGCCCTACTATTGGGTTGAATTTTTTGATCGCACCCTTGACGTTCTCTATTATCCAATACCGAGGCTTTAGAGATTCTTTGATTGCCAGTGAAGTGAATAATAACTCGAGGGATGGATTTTCAATTTTAGGATTCCGAGCCAAAGAGAACTCAGTGCAAGGTGGTGACATCCAAAGTAAATCGATAGTTCGCCCTCGAATTTTTTCAATCAATTCTTGATATGTTTCCCACTTTGTAATATCGCCCCAAATATAAGTGCGAAAGTCAAAGGCAGTGTGGCATGACATGTAGTGTTTCACAATATCAGATACTTCAACTCTAATGACATCCCAATCGGGATGATTGACAAACGCAGATGATGCGCCACCCAGACCGGCGAAAATATCCACCATCAGATATTTACTCAAATTAAATCACCACTGCAAAGGACACAGGTTCCTATGCCACATTCGTCACAGGATTGGTGCATCAACCCACATTCGGAGCAGTGTTTTTTGAAAATAATACCCAGACAGTTAGTCATAAAACATTCTGAAATGAAACTCAATCAATCACCTCTGTAATGTGCGATGAATTGAACTATAAGCTGGGCTTGAAGTGAATCTGCTCCATCTCGTTGTTGAATCAATGCTAAGGCTCTCCCCAAATGGTTGTTAATGGTTAAATCCTCAAAAAGTGTTTCCTCAAACTCTGATTCGTTTTCATCATTGAGTCGTTGACGTAGGAACTTCCTCAATACTGAATTAATTTCAAGTGACCTGTTCTTTCCACCTCCTGAAAACCAATCACATAGGTCACGGTCGAGCGTCAGGCTGATGGCGGTTTTGTGTTTCCCCATGATAATATGCTATGATTATCTCACTAATAGTATTATCCTAAAATTAGATACGAATATAGGCTTCAGTGATGTCTTTTTTGCTAAAAAAAACACTACTTTGCTTCAGAGATGTTCAAGTTATGGGATGGGTATTGTTTATAGAGTGGGTAGTTACAAAAATAAACTATGGCAAAAGCGAAGACTGACATCATCTTAAGGGACCGACTGCAATTCACTTTAGGGGCAACGGGTGACATATCATTGGTATATGGCCGAATTGATTTATCCGATTATGTGAATGTCGTTTCACGAAAAGGACTACTCGTTAAGGACGTGTATATTCAGATTCGTGACCCGAACCATAACATCACTGGAAACACCAACACCGGTATGTGGTCAGTTATTTTCAGCGATATGCTAATGGGGGCAGACACTGACGGGCTTAATTGTTTCAAGGTCTTTGTTTCAACCCGAGCCTATGAGGATGCTTCCGATGTTGGCATTGCTTCGCCTGACGTTCTTCATATTGAAGAATGGGGCTTGAATGCAATTGCAGGGCCAGCATTGGACCAAATGCGAAACCACGTTCACAATATCTTCCCAATGCGGGATTATCATCCAGGAGGTTATCCTGTTGTTTCCGATTTATTGGTTGGCATTGCTGTTGATGTAAATACAGCCGACACCCACTTAGATGATGCAACACTCGAGGTTGACATTATGCTCATCGCTGAAACAACTTCAGTCACTGAAACTCAGATGACTCAACTATTGACTCAAGCACAAGACCTCTGAGGTGTTGGTTCTGGGTAAAAGACTTGAACGTGCAAAAGCCAAAGGTGAATTGGCAACGTCTTTGGCGGCTGTTGGTGCTGGCGTTGGCGTTGTGGGCGGTCCGGTCGGGATGGCTATTGGTGGAGGTATTGGTGCGATTACCGGCCTTATCATAGGTGACCAAACAACTGTCTTCCCCATTGACATGATAGCCATACCTGCTTTTCAAGCCTACATGATTCAAGGAACTCCTTCATTTGAAATATTCATCAAAGAGGGGGAGGTATTAACGCAAGTCGTGGCAACGGATGCCCAGATCGCTGAGTCTGTCGTAATAGCGAAACCTAAGCGGAAGAAGCGCACCAAACCGAATCAGTGGATTAAGTTCAACAGTAATTTCACATACCGAAAGCGAAGGAAAGCAGAATCTCCAAAAGAATACCTATCAGCAAGAACCAAAGCAGCATCAAGAGCATACAAGAAGGCCGGCGGTGGCACTAAGAAGGGTCAGATACGAAAGACAGCAAGAAGAGCATACAAGAAGTGATACAATGCCTATACATGAGTTCCGTGAATCTATCTCCATTGCCGATGCTGTCGTTATTGACTCAGACGACTATCAAATCTTCAATAAGCGAATTAATCTTAGGGATGGCTTCAGACATACAGTCAACTTCATTGACTACTTCGACGACTCCCAATTAGGGGCGACAGCCGGCACAAATGAAGCGTATCTATTCTATGTTTCCAAATATCCAGTCATTCCAACCAACATGATTCTTGCGGAAGTCTTTGCTGATGCTGGCCCAGCCGCCAGTGACCCCAACGTATTATTCAAAGCCTCAATGGTGAAAAACACAAATGGAACGACATCCAAAGAAGAGTTCCCTAATCAGTTCTTAGGAGCATCACCTACGTTCAACTTTTACAGTGGTCACATCTATTTGACGCTAATTCTATACAACGACTCAGCAACTCCTAAGACATTTGTTGAACCTCAGATGTCGGTTTATTTGGCGATTGATTCGGTCAAACCTAACAACGTTGAATATATGATGGGATATTACCGTGAATACCAGGAGGCCCAACTCATTCAACTGCTAAATCAAGGCACTTTACTCCCAGAGACTGCGGCGGGGCAGATGGGATATTCGTTTCCTATGTGGCTTGCTGGTGGTATTAGACCTGAAAGAATGTTGAGGGCTGATGCCTTAGCGGATTGGTGGCATAACTTAGATGGCAACTTTGCTGAAAAGACTCAGACGGTCACCAATCTTAGGGAGTTCTATGATGATTCTAAGGTCATGGTTACCTTTGATGATGCGTTCGGTAGTGAATCCTCCAAAGGTGGTGTGCCGGATTGGATTAGAATGAGCGCCTTGCCATCTGTTATCTCTGGACCTGAAAGAGCAGACTTCCCAATTCGTATTTTCCCAACCAACACCCAGATCGCAGCCGGCATAGCATCCGTTCAAATTATGACTTGAAGTCTAATTGCTGTTGATATTGAATAGTCTGTCTAAGTGCCTCGGAGAATTCTGGGGGTATCTTTGCCCTCTTGAATGGTCGTAATGGGTCATCAGACCATCCATCATTTTCAACCTTTGAATGTTTTATGCCTGGAGAGAATATTGGAAAGACTCCCCACAAATAAAACGGGTCTAATTTATAGACGGTATGCCCTACTATTGGGTTGAATTTTTTGATCGCACCCTTGACGTTCTCTATTATCCAATACCGAGGCTTTAGAGATTCTTTGATTGCCAGTGAAGTGAATAATAACTCGAGGGATGGATTTTC